GCTGTTGGCCGTCTAGCGGGCTACGATTTAACCAGTGGCAACCACAATAATTTTATGGGCTACAATGCAGGCGGTAATGTAACCACAGGCTCTGACAATACAATTCTCGGCCCGTCTGCTGGCGATGCTCTAACAACTGGCAGCAACAACACCATCATTGGCCACGACGCAGCAGCATCAGCCGTAAATGTATCTAATGAAATCACTATAGGTAACGGCAGCGCCAGTAAGTTTAGACTTCCGGGTGCTGGTTTTGAAATAGATGATGGTGCTGTGGTTGCTACTGGTGATATCACAGCGTTTGGTAGCATTTCAGATATTCGTCTCAAAGAAAATATCGAACCCATTACGAATGCTCTTGACAAAGTTTCACAAATTGGTGGTTATACATTCAACTACAAAAAGAACCCAGATGTTCGTATGACTGGTGTGATTGCTCAAGAGGTAGAAAAAGTTTTACCAGAAGTTATTTACACAACAGCAGAAATAGGTAGTGAAGAAGAAAATCTTGCTGTGCGATATGAAAATATGATTGGTCTTCTCGTTGAAGCAATCAAAGAACTGAAAACAGAAGTTGAAGAGTTAAAGAAAGGCAAGTAAAATGGTAGCAGTTGTTCGTGCAAACATCACAATCAATCAGTTTCGTGCAAAAGAAGAAGGCGCTCTTGGTAAGGTCGTCAAGTTTGTGGAGTGGACTTATGATTGGACACACAGTGATTATCCAGGCGTAACAGCAGAGAGTGTATTTGTCACTGCTCTTCCAGAAGCAAGTGCTGATGGTTTTGTAGCGTTTGATGATATTACAAGAGATATTCTTATTGATTGGGCTTTGTCAGTAGAGAGTGCGACTTTAGATAAAATTGAACCTCATGCTATGGCACAACTTCCTCAAGAGTATGCTCTGGCACAGACATCAGTTTATTTTATAGGATAACAACAATGTCAGTCACAGCATATGCAGCATCTGGACAACTAGCTCTTAGCGCATTTAGATCAACAGTCGAAGGCGCTAGTGATTCAGTTTCTATGAGTAAACTTGTTGCCAGAAACGCAACTACAAGCACCACAACAACTGATATACAATATTTTGGTACAAATGTTCCGTGGCTGGCAGGGCAAGGCACTAATAATAGTATTCCAGAAAGAACATCGGGAACTCCTACTCCGGCAATAGCTATTAGTGATTTTCACGGAGCTATTCCGTGGTTCTATACAATGAGAGCTAATACATGGAAGTATGCTTCGTATATTCCTAACCCATCGTTTGATAAAGATGGCAACCTTGTTGTTAGCGGTGGTGACAAAGGCAGTGGTGGCACCACCTTTGGCACAAAACTAACGTGGGACAACGTGCTTGTACATACTTTAAGCTCAAGTTTTCCTACTTCAATATCCACAGGTGGATTTACTTATTATAGAGGAGGAAATGCGCTCACTACGCCTGGGAGTGCAGCCGAATATAATGTTTATAGAATCGGGAGAGATTAATAATGGCTATTGAATACAGAGACCCTATTGATGGTGTAGCATTGTTGAGTTTATCACAAGCAGAAACAGATGAAATGGGTGAAATTTTATATGACGTTAGAAAGCACAATCTAGCTGGTAAAATTGTAGCAGGCACACAACTTTATACTTCAGTAGGAGTTGCTCAGTCTATTTGCAAAACAACTTCTATGATGGACAATGTTTTCCTTATTCGTGCCTTTGATGGTGACAAATGTGTAGGATTTAGATTTATTAAGCCTGCTAAATATTCGCCTATTGTAGTACCTAGAAACGCAAAAGAAGAAGCCAAGTATGGTCACATTAGAGATTGGTGGTTAAGTCAGGGATTGAAGATTTCAGAAGGTCTTGCTCCGGGTCTTTTTGCTGCTCATAAAGATTATGCTGGTCAGGGTATTGCCTCTACAATTAGAAACCTTTGTAATGTGGAATCTAAAAGAAGAGGGTATGTCTGGATTGCTGGGCATGACATTGAAGATAAAAGTCGATGGGACTGGACAATGCACTACTATGAAAAGAACGGTATTGTTCCTGTTTTTAGTGATATTGATTGTCCAAATCAATATGGTGGTTATGGAAAAATCTATTATTATAATTTAGTATAAAACAGACGTTAGGTGAATAAAATATGACACTTGAATTTGAAATTAAACCTATAGTCCTTATCGATTATCTAGTAACGAAGTTGCCAGATGTTGATAATGAAGCACTTGCACATCAAGTGGAGGTTTATAAAGACAGAAAACTTTCTGATAATGAAAATGCAGGTCGCTATGAGGATAACGACTTGCCTAATAGCAAACCAATAAACGACTTTAAGGAAATTCTTGTAAACGCTCTGTCTTTTGTCACTAATCAAAAGGTGAAAATTGATAATATTTGGGGTCATGTAACGGTTCCGCAAGCTGCCACAGAATACCATCATCATGTTGGTTCGCATAACAATAACGGACGCCTTAGTGATAAAGATTCTCCATTTTCTTGTGTTTACTACTGTAAAATACCAGAAAATAGTGGAGATATACGTTTTCGTATGATGGCCGGGTTTAGAGAATACATCGTAACAGAAAAAGCTGAAGTTGGTAAATTGATTGTTTTTCCATCTGAGGTTCCACATATGACGGGAAAAAATGCGAGTAACGAAAATCGTGTTTCTATTAGTGCTAATTTCAGAACTATTTAATGGGAAAATCTATTACTACAAACTTGTATAAATACAAGAAAAGAAAAAGGTGCCTTACACGGCAATGAAGGGAATATTATGAAAAAGGATATATCATTATGCTAGGGCAGCAGTTCTACCACGAAACAATACGCAACGTAGTTGTGGGTTTTGGAACAATTTTTAATAATATTCAATTAGTTCGGAAGGACAATTCTGGAGTAGTTCAACAGACTATGAAGGTTCCCTTGGCCTATGGACCAAGACAGAAGTTTCTTGTTCGATTAAACGATGATGCAGACCTTAGTAAAGCAGCAGCAGTTACTTTACCTCGTATTGGTTTTGAGATTACTGGGCTTACATATGATCCGGGGCGAAAACTAAATCGTGTTCAGAAATTTAAGAAAGTTAAGGATGAAGCAACCAATACGCAACAATTAGACACGCAATATATGCCAGTTCCTTACAATGTTAATTTTCAACTTTACATTCTTGCAAAACAGTCAGATGATGCCCTACAAATTGTTGAACAAATTTTACCATATTTTCAACCAGATTACACAATCACGTTAAATGATAATGCTGATATGGGTGTTAAAAAAGATATTCCTGTTATTTTAAATAGTATTAGTTATGAAGATGATTATCAAGGTGATTTTACTACAAGACGTGCAATCATTTATACTTTAGATTTTACTTGTAAGTTTTATCTATATGGTCCTGTTACTTCTGCTAAGGTTATCAAGACAGTACAGATTGATACATATACTGATATGCCTGATCAATCACCTACACGCCAACAAAGACTTACTGTTACACCAAATCCAACCACAGCTGATGCCGATGATGATTTCGGTTTCAATGAGGTTCACTCTTTCTTCGAAGATGCGAAAACTTATAACAAAGTAACTGGTTCTGATGAGTAATGTTATCGATAAAGCACTTGGTGTGGTAGATCAATTACCTACTAAAATGATTCAATCAGAAGTTTCTCGTTATCCAGAACGCTTGATTTCTGATAATGATATTGATGATGACTACAAATATCAAAGGGATAATTTTTATCGGTTGGTTGAGCAAGGGTCTACTGCAATTGAGGGAATATTAGAACTTGCAAAAGAAGGAGAGCATCCAAGAGCATACGAGGTTGCTGGAAATCTTATTAAACAGGTTTCAGAGGTCACCGAAAAACTAGGTGACTTACAAGAAAAGATGAAGAAACTTAAAGAGGTTCCTAATAATGCACCAAAGAATGTAACGAACGCATTGTTTGTCGGAAGCACTGCTGAATTGCAGAAAATGTTAAAGGAAAAATAATGTACGAATATCAATGTAAAATTGTAAAGGTGATTGACGGCGATACCACTGATGTAGACATTGACCTTGGATTTGGAGTATGGCTAAAGAAACAAAGAATTCGTTTCTATGGCGTGGACACACCTGAGTCAAGAACAAGTGATAAAGAAGAAAAGGTATATGGTTTGATGGCAAAGGAGTTTGTCCTAAAACATCTTCCAATTGGATCAACACAAACTTTACGCACTAAGAGAGATGGTGTAGGTAAATATGGTCGTATTCTTGGCGAGTTTGTTGTGAATGATACAACTCTAAATCAGTTGTTGATTGACACACACAATGCGGTTGCATACTACGGTCAGTCTAAAGAAGACATTGCAGAAGAGCATTTGAGGAATAGAGAGAGACTGGGACACCTCTCTGAAATTATTGATGTCTGATAATCAATATCTAGGTAATCCTAATCTCAAGAAGGCCAACGTCGCACAAAATTGGACGAAGAAAGAACTTATTGAGTATCAAAAATGTATGGATAGCCCACAACATTTCATAGAAAATTATGTTAAAATTGTTTCTCTTGATGAAGGTCTTATACCATTTAAGATGTATGACTTTCAGAAGGAAATGATTGGCACATTTCATAGTAATCGTTTTACTATATGTAAACTACCTAGACAATCGGGTAAGTCTACAATTATGATTTCATATCTTTTGCACTATGCACTTTTCAACCCCAGTGTAAATATAGCAATTCTTGCGAATAAGGCTGCGACTGCTCGTGATCTACTGTCACGATTACAACTTGCTTATGAACATCTACCGAAGTGGTTGCAACAGGGAGTAATGAGTTGGAATAAAGGTTCATTGGAGTTAGAAAATGGATCAAAAATTCTTGCCTCGTCCACTAGTGCTAGT